ATGCTTTTAGAAAAAGATAAAGAGAAATTCAAAAGCCGTGCTTACCATCGCATAATTGTAGATGAAGCAAGTGAATTCTTTAAAGTTAACTTACAATTCCTAAACAGAAGTCTACGTGGAACTAAAGGTTTAATGAAATTTCCATTAAGTCTATATTATATCAGTAACCCTGCAGATGCAGACGGATCCACTTATCTTAAAGAAAGATTTGTTGAAGGCCCATATCCTTTTTTTGAAATGAACTTCTGGGATAATCCTTATATTGATAGGGAAGATTATTTGGAATCATTACAGGAATTAAGTAAAGCAGATTATCAATACCAGATAGGTAATTGGGATTATGAAGTAACAGCAGGAGACATATTTGATTATGACTTAATAGATGATGCAACAATATCCAAACAAGAATACGATGAATATTTAACTGAATGGGAAATACTCCAACAGGTTATCACATGGGATATTGCAGCTACTGAATCTAAAACTGCGGATTATACTGTAGGTTCTTTCAGTACTGTTTTTAAAGGTAAAATTGGAATGATTCATGACCAAAAAAGTACACAAAAAAGGCCTGGAAAACTGGAAACTTACATGAGTAGAATAATGGAAGTTAATAGTGAGTATGATAATTGGATTGAAAAACAACCTGCAGCAGCTGGTAAAATAGTTAAGAATTACTGGCAAAATGAATTCAAAGAATATAATCCTACTTTTATTCCTGTACCTAAGTCTAAGATAATGCGTGCTTCACGTGCGGTACGTGGTATTAAAACTGGTAAAATATTATTTGTTAAAGGTAAATGGTTAAAAGAATTTAAAAAGCAAGCTGTCAAGTTTCCTTCTGAGAATATTGTTGTTAATGATGAGTCTACTCATAATGATCGTGTTGATAGTGTGACTTTATTGCATGAAGGTTTGTATCCTCAGAAGAGAGGTACTGTGTTAAGAAAAAGAAAAAGCCGATGATTGTTTAATATTTTTAGGTATTTATAATTTATTTGTTCAACTCAAAAATATAAAACCCCGTGTTTTTAATTTTCGTGTTCAATATTCATATAGAAATAATATATGTTTGTTCAAAAGTAAACGAATAATTCTTTTCTATTTTGTCAAAGTATATAGTGAAGGTGACATAATGAAAGTAATATCAAATCAATTTTTAAAACAAGCTGTAATCAAAAGTGTACTAAATGAATATGAAATAAAAAGTCAAGAACTAAGCAAAGATGATTTACAATATGGAAATGAAGTAATCGACCCACCATTCGACCCATTCAGATTAGATAAACTAAGAGACGTATCAGGATTACATGATATATGTATCAGAACAAAATGTGAAGATGCAATATTCAGCGGTAAAAAAATCATAAGCAAAGAAGGAGTAGAAATACCTCAAGAATTAGAAGACTTCATATATGATTTCAACTTCGATGAAGAAACAGAAGCATTCTTAGAAGATTTAGAAACATTTGGTTATGCTGGATTGGAAATACTACGTGAAGGAAAAGACTTCAAAATCATCAACCACATTAGCAGCCTATACCTAAGAATGTGCAAAGACAAAAAACGAGTTGTAAACAAAATCAGTAATGTCACCACATATTTCAAATTATATGATCCAACTAATAATGATTTCCTGAATAAAAAAACAGGAAACTTTAATGAAGATATTACTCCTGAAACAATGGCCAATGAGATTATCTGGTTCAATACCAAATCCTCCGAATCTAAAGTTTATGGTAAACCATCCTATCTCTCAGAAGTTGATGCAATAATGACTGATAATGCAATTGTTGAATATCAATTATCACATTTCAGAACTCATGGAGTACCCAATTATATCATAACCATATCCGGTAATCTTGAAGAAAGTGATGATTATACTGCTGATGATTTTGAATCGGACTTGGAAAAAGAATTCAAAGATGTTACTAATGAACCAGGAACTGCTTTAGTATTAACAATGCCAACAACTGAAGATAAGCCTGTAGAGATTAATGTTCATAAAATTGGTGAGGAGAAAAAAGAAGGTAGTTTCCTTGAATTATCAGAATCTATTGGAGATCGTATAAGAAGAATTCATCGTGTGCCACGTGAAAGATTAGGTGATAGTGATTCTACAGGTATTGCTTCCAATAGAACTGAAATGTTACTTAAGAATTATAGTAAGTCAACTGTAGGTATTTTGCAGAAAAGAATTGCAAACTTAGTAAATAAGACTATAATCAAGCATGAGTACGCTACTGAAAATCATAAAGTTGAATACTTGCCATGTAATTTTGAAGAGGAAGATAATCTGCTCGAAAGAGGGATTAAACTCTTGCAAAATGGTGCAATGACTCTTGGAGAATTCATTAACAGATTCGGTGAATCATTTGAACTACACATGGAAGAAACAGATGAATACTATAATGCAAGATTCATGAATAACCAAAGCCTAGACAATATTCTTTACGGTAATGATGCAATGAACACTGATGAAAGATTAGAAACAATCATTAGTAGTATGGAAGAGGATTATCCAATAGAACCATCATTAGAAGAACCAATCGATGAAGATGAGGATGAAGATTTACTAAGATAAGGACAATAGATAAATGACTAATAGAGAAATACTAGAATATGCCTTAAAAGCACAAAGATTACATGAAGTACTTGTATTGAAAGATGATATACACTTGCAATACAAGTATAAAAATATTAACCGTGCAGCTAGTCAAGCAGCTACTTTTCAAGATAAAATAATCGATGCTGTAATTGAAGATGCTGTAACTGGAACTAGTGATCCAATAAAAAAATCAACAGTAAACAGGAATGTTGAGAAGATAATTGACACTAACCTAAAAAATGATACAAAACGTATTAGCTATGGAATTCCAGAAAAAGCAGTTGAAGCAGCAGTATCCAACATATCAAATAGATATCAGTTTATTCTAGGTAATCGTATTCGAGAAGAAATACCTAATTTACAAGGTAAAATTGAAGATTATATAAATACTAAGAATTTAGGTAATCTCTCTGAAGCTGAATTAACAGAAAAGCTAAAATCCGAATATGGTGAACATGCACAAAAAAGAATAAAAAATATTATTCGTGACTCATTTCATACTAACGAATGTAACTTAAGCTGGATAAAAGCAATCTATGATGGATACCAATATAAATCTTGGAATAATGGCCGTACTAAACGTACACGTGTTTGGCATAAAGCTAAATTTATCGAATCTGTCCCTATTGATGAAACATTTGATATTTATGGTTCTTATCCTGCAAGGATGATGTATCCTGGAGATTTAAACGGTGGAGCAGAAAACGTAGCCAATTGCCGATGCTGGTTAAGCTACAGTAACAGACCCCCATCCGACATTAGAGGTTCAGGTAAGAAAAGTACTACTCAAACTAGAAAATCCAAAAAATCAAATAAATCAAAAAATAATAATGATATGATTAATAAAGTTACAAATTCTGTTAAAAAACCGGTAAAAACTGTCAAATCAAAAATCAAATCCGTCAGTGAAAAAGTAACCAGTAAAATTAAACCCCAAAAACAAAATTCAAAAATAGATTACACAAAATTTGAACTTGATAATTTACATGAAACTTTTGAAAAAGATAAAAATAAAGCAGTTAAAATAGGTGATAAAACAGTTTATGGTGTTGAAGAAACTAAGTCTGCTAGAACTACATTTGAAATAAAATATGGTATCACAAAGGATGAATTAACAAAAGATGAATATAAATTTATTAAATTATATTCTGGTAAGGGATTTTCCATATTGAATGAATACTTAAGAAAAATAGCTAATATTGACGATTCTAAATTAAATGAGATAAAGAAAGAATATTCTATTAAATGGTTAAAACTAATATTTTACCACCCTCAATATTATATGAGTTTTGATAAATCATTAAAAATATTAAATGATATTTTTGAAAAAGGCAAAGTTTTAGAAGAAGATTTGGTCGTTGTTAGAAGACAAAAAGAACCTATGTCTAACCGTGCTGAAGATGGAATCTATCACTCTGATGCTTGTTTATCAACATCACTTTCAGAAAATGTTAAACCTGAAGAATATGGGGATTATGTAAATTATATTGTGATTTCTAAAGGAACAAAAATATTATATATTGAAGGAGTAACATATACAAGATGGGAATATGAGGTTTTGTTGGATAAAAATATTGATTTACAACTTATTAAAGAGGAATCAGAATATCTTGCGCATTGGGAATTGTTATAATAGATTTATATAGTAGAAATTACATATCTAATAGTATAAAATTATGGAGGGATATTATTGAGTAAAGTTTTGATTCCAAATTATGATTTTGTAAGAAATTGGTCTGAAGATCAATTGGAAGAATTTATCAATGTACCTTCAGGTATTCCAAATGGATTAATGGATATTGTCCAAGAAGTTATTCCTAATATTAATATTCTTAGAAAGTATGCTTCATTTAATCATCCAGAGTTTGAAGAGTTAGATCAAGAACAAAGTATTATCCCTCGTAGATTAGTGCGTGAAAACAAACTTAATGAAGCACATGAATATGAACTCCAATATACTTTAAATTTTCTTGAAGAATATCCTCAATTCAAACCGATTATTAAAGGTGTAGAAGACTATAAAATAAGTTTTTTAAGAAATCTCTTACATATTTAATTTTTTTGAGGCGATTATTCTTAAATGCCATCACACAAAGTAATTTTTATTGTATTGAATAAAAAAGGAGAAAAATATGATTTCTGATAACTTATTAAAAGAAATAGAACATGAATTTACAAGCCTCAGTGGATTGTATGCCTGTGACAATAATGAAGGTAAAGATTTATTTGAATTAGATTTTTCAGAATTATTAAATAAAATAGAAAAAGAAAAACATTCATAGTTTAGAATGCTTTTCTAATTACATTTTTTTGTTTTAATTTATCCTACAGTATGGATAAGATTTTATGTATCTGTGGTGGTATCTGCCTTTTGATGGGGCAGAAAGCAATCCTTCAAAAATATATTGTGGAACATTGTAATATTCATACACACTCCCATTGCGGAATGCAATAGTTAATGTTCCATTTAATGGATTGTAATCCACTGCTCGTAAATTACTTGATACTACTGGTATCATGGTTTTTCACCTCTTTTTAAATTTATTTTAAGTTAGAGGTTTTAAAATAAGTATTATCAAAGATTTAATAAGATATAAATAGTATAAAAATAGTATTAAGTTTAAATGGTAACATTTAAATATTTGAGTATTTAAATATATGTACATAAACTCATACTAGTATACTGTTTATGTTCTCTGTTGTTTTTCTTATTATCAACTGGTACTTGATAATAAGATACAACACTCTCTTTGAGGCACTATTTTTTCAACCCCTATTTTTTATTATATGAATTTGTTTTTATATATTTTGTGGTAAATAACTTATGTGTACCTTGTTTTTTTGATATTACTCTTCAAATGCTCTCTAAAAGATTATATACTATGAATTATTATTAATGATTAATTATGTTAATTTTTGCATTGTTTTTTAATTTTATTTTCTAATTTTCCACTTTATATTATTGAGGGGAAAACAAAAAGCTGCAAAGCGGAATTTTCTTCTCACCCTTAACCCTTAAGAAAAATTTTTTTAACTATCATAAATATTTTAAATACTAAAGCTATTTTTTTAATCATAAAAAATGAAGTGGTGATTGAGTTATGATTGTTAAAGGTCCAATACTCATACCAGGCATACCCGACCGTGCAGGTGAAGTATTGGATGAAGAAACAATAAGAAAAGCAGCATTAATCATCGCAAGAAACGGAGTACTCGCAGACGTTCAACACACACTAAGAAATGTGGGTAAAATACTTGAATTATACGTACTTGATAACACCATGCAATGGCAAGGAAACATCCTACCTAAAGGAACATTAATGGGAAGCATTGATGTATTAGACCAGGAAATCCAACAAGCTATTCATGATGGTAAGTACACTGGTTTTAGTATTGCTGCTGCTCCAACAAGAAGTGTCGATGAAATGGATAGAGGTTTGATACAATGAGTAGGTTACATTTTCGTGATATACAGGATTGGACGCCTGCAAGCATTAGTATTGTTGATAAGCCTTATCATCCGTTAGCTACTTTTGAAGTGTATGAGAATGATGATGAATTTATTAAAAAATATGTTGATACTGAGGTTGATAAAATGAGCCAAAATAATACACCAACTGATGATAATGTAACTCTCAGTGGTAGTTTCATGGAACGTTTACTTGATAAAATAGTTGCTAAAAGTGAACCTGCTCCTGGGGAAACTGATAGTGTTAGTAAAGAGATTTTAGAAAAATTAAATAGTATAGAAGAAAATCAGGCTAAAACTGATGAAAGGTTAGCTAAGTTAGAAAATCCGGAACCGGCTGATCAGGAACCAACTCCAAATCCTGAAGGAGATGAAGGTGACGAAAGTAATGAGGATGGTGAACCTACAACTGTAGAATTACCATTAAACGATGATGGAACTTTAAATATTGAAGATGAAGTGGTAGTGAAATACTTACCTAGAAATTACACTCCATCATCTCAAAGTGTAGATCCAGATTTGGTAAAAGGCAACAAACCAGATAAAAGTTTCAATGCAAGATCTGGTAGAAACTCTAATGGTATGACCTGGTAAAAAAAATAGAATAAATTTTATTATGTGGTGATTTTTCATGTCAATTCAGATAGTAGAAAATGAAATCAAACAAAAAGTAGACCTTGGAGAAAAATTTGTAATCAAATTTGTTGATATCGGCCAAGGTGAAGGTAAATTAAATAATGGTGTTTTACAAGCAGAAAAATCTGACACTTACATAAGACACTTAGAAGACAATGCAGTATTTCTTGAAAAAACTAAAAGAATTACTTCAACTAATCATAAAAGACAAGTAGATAAAATCCGTTTTAACGTTGAATTAGAAGCAGGTAGAATCTCAGGTACTCCTCAAGTATTATCTGATTCTCAAGAACCTAATTTCACTGACAGGAGTTTTGATGCTGAAGAACTCCGTGCATTAACTGGTGTTCATCGTACTGTAATGAAAGACAGTATTGAAGGTCAAAAATTCATGAATACTTTAACTGAAATGTTTGCTCAAGCAAATGGTAGAGCATTAGAAAGAGTTCTTGTTTATGGAGATAAATCCAGTTCTGAATCTGATGTTTCTACTGGTTATAAAGTTGTTGATGGTATTCTTAAAAAAGCATCATCTGATGCTGATTTAAACAATGAAGAAATTGATTTAACTGCCGATGATTCCAATCCAATACAAGAAATATATCATTTCTTGGATGAGTTCCCTGATGTTTATAAAAATGATGGGGGATTGGCAATGTTTGCCCCATCCAAACTTGTTACTGCTGCTTACAGATACATTGCATGGAATCATGATAAATTAGATATGAATGCTTATATTTCCAGTACTGGTGAACCTGTAATTGAAGATATGCATTTATTCGCAGTTCCTAGTTTCAGTAATCCTATGAATGGTTTCACTAAAAAACCAGTAATTTTAACTCATAAAGAGAATATTCAATGGTTAACTGACCCTGAAGGAATTATCGTTGAATCTGCTTTTAACTTAAGAGCTAATGTATGGGATATTGCTTCTACTATGTATGCTGATGTACAATTTGTAGAAGAAGATGCAATTGGTTTAGCCTGGTTAAAGGAAGCTTAATCCCTCCATCACCAACACCTGCCACTACTCATAACATTAGTGTAAGTGTTACAGATGGAACAGATCCAATAGGAAATGTTGATGTAACATTATCTGATGGTGAGAATGAGTACACTGGAAAAACAGGTAGTGCTGGAGGATGCACAATAAGCAATGTTCCTGAAGGACAATATGAAGTTGTAGCATCTAAATCTGGTTATGTTGACTATGAAAGTACTTTAACTGTAAATAGTGAAACAAGTTCATTAAGCATTGTACTTGAAGAATCAAATCCTACACCACAAACAGTAAATTATGCATTCACTAGTTATGGTGATGCTCAAGGAGAAACTGAATGGGGTAGTGGAACAGTAAAAACTACTGGAGTAGTATCTGGTGGTTATACTGAAGTTGAAGTATTAACCAATAGTCCTGAAGAATCATTTGTAGGTCAAAAATTCTATATTACAAGTGATGCTCAAACAAACGGTACAATCTACCCGTTATATACTGATGCAGGCACAACTTCAGCAGGAATTTATGTATCTATCACAAACGAATAAAAAGGTGATAAATCTTGTCTTACTGCACAGTTGAAGATGTACTTAAATTAACAAGAACAAAACCTAAACAATTTGGTTATACTGGAGATGACACAGAAGAATTCAATGAACTAATTGAAGATTGGATTCTTCAAAGTGAATCCCATATTAACCATTACTGTAAAAGAGAGTGGTATAACTATTACGATGAATATGGTGAAGAAATCATTGTAAAAGTACCTCCTGCAGTACGTAATGTTTGTATTAGGTTAACAGCAAATATTATAGCATTTTCATTCGGACGTAGAGACAACCCATTAAAAAAAGTGGATGATTGGAATACTGGCGTAATCACAAGTGCTGTTTTTACAGATGATTTAAAACAAGATTTAAAACCATTCCGCAAACCTCGTAAAGCAAATATATTCAAGATTTAATATGAAACTCATAATCGATGTAAAAATAACAAAAAAAGTTTTAAGTGAAAGTGTTGGTGAATTCAAAACTAAACTTTTAGACCAATTAGCACATAACACTAAAACATTATTTGAAAAAAACACTCCCAAAAAATCAGGTTATGGATCAAGAAATTATCATGTAATTAAATCATTAAATACAAGGGAAATAAGGAATGACACTTATTACTTACCCTGGGTTAATGATGGAACTGGAATATATGGTCCACTCCATCATCGTATAACTCCAAAACATGCGAAAGCATTACATTTTTATTGGAGAGGCAACGAATGGTTCCTTAAATCCGTGAAAGGTCAAAAACCAAAACATTTTGTTGAACGCAGTATGGCTGAGGTAATACGTTCTGTGGATAGTGCAGTAGTAATTGCAAGCAGAGGTACATTGAAATGAATATTATAAGTAGTCAAGAATTAATAACCACAAGGATAAAAGAATGCATCACATCAGAAATGACTCCTGAAGGTTTATTATCTGATGTTGAAACATTCATTCCATCTTACCGAATGGAAGAAGAAATGGAAGAACCTTTAATCTGGTTATTTGAACATCCAACAACCATTGCTAATGAAAAATCAGGTGCATTATCACAAAAATTATACTTACAAACACCATATGAATTTGTTTGTGTAGTATATGATGAAGATGATATTGAAGAATCTGAAATGAAAGGAAAAAATCTTGCTAGTAGAGTAGCAGCAAGTATAGCTAAAAATCACATTAAACTTAATAGTGACAGGATTATAAGTAAAATTGAGTTTGAAACATTATATCCTGTAGGCGAAGTATCTATAAGAAATAAATCTGATAAAGCCCCTGCTACTAGTGTAAGAATCATTGCTAAGTATTATATTGATTGGATGAATTGTTGTAAACGAAAAATTGAAAATAATAATGATAATAATGATAATGATGGTGATTAAAAATGAGTTGTAGAGTATTTGGTTTGGAACCCGAAGCCGTCTATGGGGAGGATAAAGAAAAAGCAGAGTTTGACTTAGATTTTGACCATGAAGTAGACAGCATGGATTTTAAACTCAATGACGAACCAGTAACCAAAAGTTTCGGTTCAAGAATGAATCAAAAAGCAAGAGCAGGCGTAATAAAACCTAGTGGAAGTATTGAAACTTCAGCAAACCTTCAAATACTTGGACATTACTTCTATGGATTCTTAGATAACTATAAATTCACAGCCGGAAATAATAATAAAAATACTCATGAATTTTGGGGTGGAGAATCTAAATTATTAAAAAGTTTCAGAGGAGTATCAGTCAATGATGAATTAGTTTTCTATCTATTTGGATTACTTGTTGATTCAATGAAACTCGAAGTATCCTCTGAAGATATGACTCTTGGAGCAGATTTCATCTATAAAACTGAACTTGCTGATATTCTAGAAGATGAAAATGAATATGAAAGAGCTGAAGAGTTAATAAATGATTTATTCATCATGTTCTATGATGTTAGCTTAAAATTGAATGGTAATGATCCTGCCGGTGTACAAACAAGTTTCACTCTTGAAGGAAATAACAATCATGATGTCGATAAAACAATTGGTTTTGGTTATAGACATCCTCAAGGACAAGCTAAAGCAAATAAAAGAGAAAACAGCATCAGTATTGTAACTACATTAACTCAAGAAACTGTAAGAGCAATATTAGATGCACGGTATGGTGATGTAGATCTTCTTGAGCCTGCTAAATGTAAAATATTGCAAGTTCCATTAGAACTTAATGTGGAATTATGTGAATACCCTGGTTTGGGTTTAACTATTAAATTCCCTAAATGTACATTGTTAGCAGAATTTGATTCATCCGGTATTGATGATGTAGAAGCAACCTTAAACATGGCCACACTTGGTTCTGAAAAAGTTAGGCTCGCAGATAATACTACAGAAGTTACTACAGATATGTATGTAAAATTAGTCAATAACCAGCCTAAGATAGCTCCCAGTAACTGAGGTGAATCCTGAAACTATTGATGATTTAGCAGTAAGCGTAACTGATGGAACAAACCCTGTAAGTCAAGTTGAAGTTGCAATAGGCCAAATTACAGGCACTACTGGTAGTCAAGGTGGATGTACATTACATGATGTTCCTGTAGGTACAGTTACTGTAACTGCAACAAAAACAGGTTACGTAACTTACAGTCAAGAGGTAATAATCACTTCTAGTACTGAAACATTAGAAATTACTTTAGAACCTCAATAGAGGTTTTAAATTAATCTTATTTTTTTTTAAAATTTAAAAATGGAAAAAACTTGGAGGTAAATTAACATGGTGTTAACTAAATCCCAAATATTAAATGGAATAAATGAAACTAAAGAAAGATATATCAAATCAAAAGACGATACTGTCGCCTTAAGACCTTTGAGTAATGGTGAATGGAACAAAATAGAAGAAATAGAAAATGAAGCTATTGGGGAATACACCACTACTGAAAGAGCAAAAAATAGAAGTAGAAGAAAACAAATTCAATCTCAAATGGAAGCTCAAGCAAAAATCAATGTAAAAGAAACTGGAAAAGCTTCTGCTAAAGCTAAAATTGAGGCAGTATTTTTAAGTCTGGATAATGATGTTTATAAAGATGATCCATTTACTCGTGATGAAGTAGAGGCTATGGGCAGGCGTGTTTTTGATGAAATTTATGATCAAGTCAGAATTATATCTGGTTTAGATGATGATGACTTGGAAAAAGAAGTTAAAGACTTTCCTGAAGACGAATGAAGCTAAAAATATAATATGGTTAGATTACTGCGGATATCATTTATGTGATAACTTGGGCGATTTAACCTTAGCTCAAACATTATTTATCACAAAAGGTCGAGCAGACCTACATAAAGAGATGAATAAAGTACCAAAGAAAAAATAATCAATTTTATTCATCTTAAAACTATTTTTTTTAAAAATATTAACAAATGGAGGTACATGGTTTATGGTATCTCAACAACAAATTGACATTATCATAAGAGCAGAAGACCGTGCAACTGCAATAATAGAAAAAGTAGAAGCACAACTATCCAATGTAAAAAATTTAGCTCTAGGATTAAATAACAACTTCAACACTGCAAGTAATGGTGCAAACAGATTAAGCACAAATCTATCAAAAATAAATGCATTACCCTTCAGACAAGTAAGTCAAGAATCATTACAATTACAATCAAGACTATTACTAATAGCAGGTAATGTAAACGTATTAAATAATTCAATGAAAAGAATCTCAGGCTCAAATTTTAATCAAGTAGAAAGTAATGTCAAATTATTAGATACTACACTTAACGCAACAAAAGGAAGTGCAAACCAACTAGACAATGCATTAGACTCGATAGGTGGAAGTACAGGAATGAATCAAACAGTATCCACCGCAGAAATGCTAAGAGCAATAATCGTAATCTTAATAGGTATAGGTCAAGAACTAAAAATGATTCTTGATAGTCTAGCCAATAATGGTTTGGATGATGCAGCAAGGGATGCAGATCAACTAAGAGAAAAACTATTACTTGCAGGGGATGCAGGAAGGAATACTCAAAATAGTTTTAAAGGAACTGAAGATAGTACTAAAAAACTAGGAAACAGTTTCGGATTCCTCCGATCTGCAGCAAGTATGACTGTAGGAATGATAGGTTTTGACCTGGTAAATAGTATGGTTCAAGGTGCAAGAGCATCCATCAATGCAACAGCAAGTTTTGAAAGATTTGCTCAAAGATTAGAAGGAATGTCTGGTCCAAGATTACAAGAATTCACAGGTCATGTCCGGGAGATGCAAAATGAATTCCGTAAAGTTGACATGAATGCTGTAGCAGCATCGGCATTGGAAATGGGCGTAAAATTACAATTGCCTCAACAATCTATGGAGCAATTAACTAAAACAACTGCTGTAATGTCATCTGCTTTCGTCAAAGAAGGACGTACTCAAGAAGATGCGATTCTTGCAGTATCTGATGCAATGGATGGTCAATTCCGTAGATTGCAGGAATTAGGTATTTCTCAAGATATGCTCATGAAAAATGGCTGGGATGGAGATATAAATAATAAAACATCATTACTCCAAGCAATGAATAAAACCTTAGATGATATGGGTTTCACTCAAACGGCTAGTGAAATTGTTACATTAGATGATGCATGGGCAGCTTTAACTGTTACAGGAAGTCAATTAATTGCAAGTGTACTTGTACCTATTACTCCTTTAATCATTGGTTTAGTTGATGGTTTTACTAACTTGGTAAAATGGATTCAGAATAATGGCTGGGCTCAAGGTGCTTTACTCATTGGTGGTGTTGCTTTCGGTATTCTATTACTTGCTGGTGCTGCGGCTGCTGCTGAAACTACAATCTGGGGATTGGTTGTAAGTGCTATGCCTGGATTTATCACTAGTCTTTGGGGAGCCGCTGCTGCAATTGGTGGTGTTACTTTAGCCGGAGCCCCATTGTGGGCAATCGTTGCAGTTATTGCAGCTATTGCTATTGCTGTTTATGAGTTAGGTATTGCTTTTGGATGGTGGAAAGATGTTGGAACAATGTTTGAAGCCATTGCAGATGGTGTAAAAAGGTTGTGGGCTGCATTTATCAATAATCCTAATGTTCAAGGTTTCCTTAAGGACTTAAAACAGGCTTGGGATGATATTTGTACTGCATTACAACCCGTGTATGATTGGGCTAAACAAGTTTGGACAGAATTATTCCCTCCTGGAACAAAGATTGATATTGTCCGGATGATTATTGACGCATTTGGTGCATTAGGAGATACAATAGCGTTTATTGTTAGGGCTATTTCTGGTGTTCAAGGAGCATTTAATACATTTTTATCATTCTTGGGTTATGTTACTAATCCTGTAATGTTTGTTGTAGATGTATTACGAAAAATCATTTGTATTCTTTTGGGTTGTAGTCCGGGTATTGTTCCAGCATTAAGGAAAACTTGGGAAGTGTTCCAGGAAGTATTCAATGCAATAGCCGGCTTTGTAAGTGGTATTATTTCACCTATTGTGGAAGCTATTAGGCCTTTAATTGATATTTTCGTGGAGATAGTAACTTATCTTGTTGAAATGTTTATGCCGGCATGGAATTTACTCAGTAATATTTTATTGGTAATCTGGAATGCAGTATCTCAGCTTATTAATATTTTCCAGGCATTCCTTAGTGGTCAAATTACTTTACCTCAAATGTTGACTATGATCTGGAATTTAATCATGACTGCATACATGACAATTTTAACAATGATTATTAATTTTGTCTTCCAATGGGCAGGTCAAATTGTAAGTGCAGCAATTAATGCTGCTTCAGGTTTTGTTAATGGTATTATTAATTATATTAGTGGTTTACCTGGTAGATTCTTTAGTTATTTGGCTCAAACTACTTGTAATATTATTAATGCTGGTAGTCAATGGGTTAATACTGCTAGGCAAAAAGCTGGTGAAATGGTTAACAGTGCTTCAACTACTGTACAACAATTACCTGGTAAAATTTATACTGAGTTTACTAAGGTTCCTGATCGTATTCGTGAAGCTATACCTCAGGCTATAGCTGCTGCATTAAACTTTGGTAAAGAAATTATTAATGGTGTACTTAATGCTATGGGTATACATTCACCAGGTATTGTTCAAAATAGTATCACTGATGAATTTAAAAATGCTGTTCAAAAGATTAAGGATGCTATTAAGCCGGCTGGTGAGTATGCAAGGCAAGTTGGTGCAGAGATAGTTGATAAATTTGGTGAGCCGAAATTATCATTGGATACTGATGATTTAATGCCTTATTATGATTTGGATGAAAATCCGTTAGAAAATGTTGATTTAGCCAGTATGGATTTATCTAGTGTGTCTGGTGGTTTGGATTCTGCAATGGGTATGACTGATGATACTAATGTTATGATTGGTGAATCTTATGATGCATTAGCAACAATGATGATGACTACTTTGCAGAATATGGTTTTACAGGATCAACTTGCTTATGGTCAAATTCAGTCTAATGATTTAACTACTTTCCAGAATATTAGTACTGGTTTGAACTTGAATTTGTTGTCTATGAGTAATAATCTACGTACTCAGTTAAATCTTATGTTATTAACTCATAGGACTGCTATGACTAGTGCTACTAATACTACTCGTCAGCAATTAGCTTTAATGTTGAATGAAACAATGAAAGTCACTTCAGAGATGAGGTCTGCATGGGCGGTAATGGCAGACAGTATAATAAGTGCTGCTGCAAGGATTAAAAATGAAGCTACTGCTTACTTTGACCAGTTATCCTCTACGATTGGTACTTTTTACAGGAAATTGCAGAATCCATCACAGTGGGCTGGTGGTGATTCTACTGGATCACCTTCCACTATAAGGCGTGTTGGTCGTGACCCTGCGGTTATGACTCGTATCACTCGTGGTGTGGCTAATAGTTTAAGACGTGATAATCAATTGCCTTACACTATTACTGCGGTTAAAGCGATGGATAATGGATTGGTTAGTCCTGTAACCTTGGAGTATATGGATAAAACTGCATCTGATAATTTAAATCTTATTGATTTGATTCAACGTGGTGCCTGTCCTAATTGTTTTGCTGGTGGATGGGATGCTGTTGCAGATCCAAACATTGCTTATATTAAACAGACTGCTCGTGAATGGCAAATGAAAGGGCCGGCAGTACATACTGGTGTTGGTGATATTGACACTGGTTTATCTTTCCGTGTTAAAGACTTTGAAGGTGGAACACCTCATATCAGTTGGGAATCCTTTGTTAGGATTGCTACGGCAATTGCTAGTGCAATACCTTATGAATTGTACTACAATAGTGATGCTCATGGCTCTTGGCAAAATGCTATTGCTGCGGGTTCATGGAATTGTTATGATGGTGCTTCTGCAATGGTGGCTCTTGCAAATACCTGTGGTTATGGTGGTTATGTTGATTGCGGTTTGAATTGGGGTGGTTTTGGTCATTGTGCTGCTATTATTAATGGTTATACTTTCGATACAACTGCTTTAAGGCAACGTGGTGGTTGGACTGCTGGTCCATGCAGTTATAGTCATCCGGCACCATCTGCTGGAGGTCCAATTAATGTTCATATTCCTGGAGGCAGATCTGCCCCACGTACACATTCCAATCCATTAGAAGGATTATTTGACAATAATAATTCTAGGGGTAATGTTGAAGAGGTTAAATTAACATTAGAACATAAAGTGGATGTTACTGTTGATGGTAATGTTGAAAATATTGATACTGATGCATTAATCAAAGAATTAACTGAATCAGTCACTGATAAAAGATTGATTGACCGTATTGCTGATGCATTAATTAAAAGGGATAAACGTATAGCTCGTATGGGAGGTGCATAAATAATGGAGAAAATAAGTGTTAACCCTGGTAGATGCCGTGTTCATGGTAATATTATCGGCTACAAATATGGTTATTTGGAAACTGATATTGGTTTTCAAAGCCATAAATGTGAAGTGTCATTAAATCCCACACAATCAAAAGGATATGAGGATTTTGATGTCTATTCTTTTGCTTTAACAAAAAATCCGAACTTAGTTAATAAGTTTAATGATAGTATTGCTTACTGTAGTGAAACAGATATTGATGCTATAGGGGGTTTTCTTTATGTTTGTGAGCATTTTGATAGTACATTTGATCCAATAGAATCTATTGCAAATATTCAAAATTTCACTAATGGTTATAAATTGGTGGTGAAAAATGATTATCTAGTTAATGGGGTGGACAATACCTCTCCATTTTACCTTTTAATCCATCAAAACGGTACAGGTGTAGCCATACCATCTGGTACAACAAGGATATTGTTCAGTACTACTTATGAAGCATCACCACATATCAGCAGCATTAAAGTAGGATTTGTTTATTTCGATAAAAACCATAATTATATTTCCAGTAAAGAAATAACTGATATTGCAAATGTCGCAACGGGCAATCGTGGACGTTGTAATGTACAAACAACTAACATACCGTCCAATGCTAAGTATGTGAGTGTTGAATTCCATTTCAAAAATGGTGTAGGACAATACACAAATACATCTGGAATATTGAAAAACGATTACTTTAGTATGGAATTAAACTGTTTACTATTTAACCAAACTTATGGAGGTTTTGTTAAAAATGGCTAGAGTAACATTATATCCAGTATGGGAAAATAACACTGGAATGCGTAATGTTAATGGTAATACTGGTATCTATCGTGAGATGGAGGATATTCAGGGATTACATGATACAACCATTTATGGGCATTGGGGTAATGAAGACCCTGGAGCAGGTTATATGTATGCCGTCGCTTCGGTTAATGGTGGTAAATTTAAGCCTTCACAGATTGAAGTCACTAATTTCCATGTACTCGATAATATACCAGCTAATGCTCGTATTAAAAGCATTCAGGTTGAGTATGAGTATGCGAAATTTGCGTATCCTAATATGGGTCATGGATCATTCGGCCAACCTGTGATTAGCATACCTACATTAGGTTTGTTTGCACCAGGTAATGCTCCACCTAAAGATGTTCTCACAGCATATAATGTTAAATTTGATGATTTAAAATTTACCGCAGAGGATTTGGCGGATGTCAAGGTTACTTTTGATTTACCAATGAACACGTCAGCGAATCCTGCTTATGTGAAAATGAACTATCTTAGATTAAATATTGAATATATAGTTCCTAATTATATTCCTAATGTTAGTTTTGACATGTATAAGATACAGTATGGTCAGGAAACCAAAGTTACTGTTGATATTATAGAATCCAATAATGCTATAAGTAATGCTGTTGTTGATGCTTATGTTGATGTAACCTCGGGTTTACGTATTGTTCCTGGTAGTATTGAAGGAAACGGAACATATAATACAACTACGAAAAAGTGGGCTGCTCAAACAGTCAATGGTAAGGCCAGATTAACATTCAAAGTTACACCTGTGTCTCCAAGTATTTCTGGAAATGAAAATGTTAATGCATTCACTTATCTTAATGGAGAGTCACAGCATAGTCATTTTGAAACTGTGTATATTGTACCTCAGAAAGCTGAATTATTAATGTGTGAAGTTTCTGAAAATGCTATAAAACAAAGTCTAAACAGTAGGCATTATACATTATTCACTTTAACAGTGCAGAATAATGCCCGTACACCTTTAGACGTTCATTTAGATTTTGATAAACTGGAATATGAAGGCACCCTTGAAGGTTATGATGAAGATACAAAAACTTTAACAATCACTGAATGGGATGGAAATAATTATTTCGATGTTCAATTAAGGGTGTATAGTAATGTTTTAGAAGATGCTCAAATCATATGTTACAGTTCAGCATGGACTGGAGTAACAAAGATAAAAGTAAATGTAAATGAAGAGTTTGACTATGAAGAGTATTATACAGAGTTAAATGCACCATTATTTACTTTAGAAAATATGCAAGGTACAAACGGTCAAGAATATGTTTTCGGCTGTTTTTGTAGAGTTACAGGAACAAATAATATCATTAAAGGCATGAAAAATGCACGTGCTTCTGTATTAAATAATGGGGAAAAATTCACATCTAAAGTGTCACAAATAGGTTCATGGCAGTTATTGGCTGTTAAATTTACTTATAATGAATCTAAAAAGTTGTCTTTCCGTTTTTATGGTAATTATATTGAGGTTGATCAGGGTAAAATTGAGTTTGGTAATCTTTTTGTGATTCATGCTGATTATTATTCAGGTTATGAATATCCTGCTTTGGCTTTTGAAGAGTTACATTCTCTTATTACAAATGAGGATTATACTAATCTTTTATTAGAACCTCCAGAAAAGAATCCGTCAAGCAGACATTATTTTGATTTAATTGACTGGATGGGTTTGGAGGATAATCAATATTTGATACCTCATGGTTTGGAAGTTACTGGGGATATTTCTGCTGAAGAAAATATAGGCATTACATTAGGATTTGGCCACAAAGGTATAGATGAATTTGACTTTATTTCCGATAGTTTAAACATTGATGAGAATACTCAAACATTCAAGTTCGGAGGTAAATTTGAAACCTTGGGTTTGAGTTTTACAGACATCTCCACTTTATTAAAAGACATTGCTTTCTATCTACAAATTGATGACATGTATGATAATCAAACACCCATCAACGTTCAAATGAAAAACGTAAAAATAACCCTCTACTACAGCCTGAACAGTGATTGCTGGGAATTCTTTATCAACGGTGTTTCATCAAAACACTTTCTATTAGACCTTCAAGCAGATAGTGAAATACCAAGAGGCGCTAAATACGATGTTAATAAATTCAAAGTTGATGGTGCGGATGGTGAATATCCAAACAGAATAAATCTCAAAGGAAACAAGTTAAAACTCAAATTTGGTACCTGTGAATGTGGAACTATTGAAGAGTTGACATATCTATTAGAACATGTTGTAGAATGGTTATATCCTGAAAGAGACAGCCTAGATAATCCTTTATTGAAAACAATTAGTTTCTTTTATGCTCCAGATGTAGGTTATGATTATTATATCGAAGATACAATGGATGCTGAAGCTGTAGACGGTGCTTATGAATGTGAAGTAGAATTAATAGTACCTTCAGGATTAGCACATAATCTGCATGAAACAGAAAGTTCCGCAACAGGCCACACCGGCCACATGGGAAAAGTAAAACCAGTAATATTATTCTACATCTTAAGCCATGACAGTGAAATAATGTTAATTGAAAGCAAAACAAGTCAAAAATTAACATTAACGGGTGAATTCATTGATAATCTACCATTAAACACTTTGTTAAAACTTGACTGTGAAAATCGTAAACTTTACTACGAATCCTTTGGTGAATGGTTTAGTATGGATCCTAATTGCATTACATTAGATAGTGATTTCTTCACATTATCTGGTTATTTTGATTTCTCAGCTAGTGTCAATTGTAAAATTTCTGAAGTAAAATACTATGAATTAAAAGGGTGATTAGAATATGATTGTAATTTTAGATCATGATGAAAACATCCTTGAATTCATGGATGATGCAGATGCCAGTGTTGAAATCACAGACACTTACGGAGGATACAAATCTTTAGATTTTGATTGTGAATTAACTGATGTAAAAAAAGACCAATACCTCTTTAAACAAGGAAATAAACTCTTAATAGATAATATTCTTTTCGTAATCAATACTGAGGTTGAAGTGGATTATGTGGATAATTTAATTCATTTAGAATCTGAAGAGTTGGTCTATGAGTTAAATAATTGTGAACCATTCTATATTAGTGATCCAATTTTTAAACAGTATGTTTCAGGAAAAACAATTAAAATATCTTTCAACATGTTAAACTTACTATTCAAAGGATTTTACACTGTTGATGCTACAGATTTAAATGAAATAAGCTATGACAAGAAGTATGTTACTGTCCAAGGAACAATTACAAAGTACAATCTTCTAAAAGAGATTGAAACGGCCACAGGATTAATGTTTAAATATGATTATGCTTTAGATGGAAATAAAGTCATTAAAAAAGTAAGTCTACTTAAACCTGAAAACTATGGTGTAACTCATTCACAGCTCCTTGAAAGGGTTACTGTAGGTGAAAATACTAATAAACTAGAATATAGTAGTGATGAAACGAAAAACGCCCTTGGAATAATGCCAATTATCAAATCAGAAAACAATAGTAATGTTGATTATGATAAGATTTTGAAACAATTCTATAATTTAGACATTAACAATGAAAGAATAATGCCTTATTATGTAAATTACAGTGTTTTAGAAGAGAACTTCTTAGTTGCTGCTAAAACGTTACATGAAAAGATTACTACTTTTGGCATTATCCCGGATACTATTCCTATGGTTTTTGATGATGAAATAATGCCTGTCGGAATGAGTCAATTTGTCGATATGGCAACAAAATATCTCATCAATCCGGATGAAGTTATACATCTAATTATTGTAGAACCTCCAAGTATTACAACTGGTGACCGTTTAAACTGTGTTTTTGAAGAAACAGAGATTAACAACTTAGCCTACACTGTCCAAGATTATATCGCAAAAACAGGTCATATTAACACTACTATTTCAACAGGCCATGGGCGATTATGTTTCCAATGGTTAATCTACATATTTGCAGAATATTTAACTACAAAAAAGAAAGTAGTCTGTAGATCTGAAGATTATCCTAATTTAAATAAACTTCTACCTTCTGAAGTACAATATAATGTACGTCGCATTGTTGACACTGATAATTATGAGTATATGCCTTACGTTTACACCCAAAATACCAGTGAATCAAATAACATTCCGTATCAAACACCAATGAATCCATTACCTGGGAAAAACATGTATGACTTAAATAATTACATTAGTGAGTCATATCCTCAAATGGTCATAACAAAAACAGCAGGCGTAGATAACATCACTATAACAATATCTAAACAAAATATTAGTCAAAACACACCAGAATCTTTCGTAATAGGATTCCGTGATGTCAATCTAATACAGGATAATACGGATATTACAATAGATTTCAATAAACAGGAAATAGTTTTCATGAAATTCTTTGAATGGATTGAAGAAAAAGAAGTTGAAGTTACAGAATCCATACCTGCCGATGATGTTATAACAGTCAATATGATGCCTTCCTGTGGCTGTTGCGGTTACCCAAAAACACCATACAAACGTTACACGAAAACATGGAAAAATTACTGCCCTAACTGTAAAAAATCCGGTACCCTCACTGATAATCCTAAAGGCGTTTATGAAGGTGAAATAACTTGCAGCATGAAAAAAGGCGGATGTGACGCAGACTACTGCGGATATTGCGGCGGGGACAAATGGGGTAATGGAAAATGCCAAAGAGTCAAACTAACTCCCGCTGAAGCAACTACAGAAGAAACACATACCGAAACTACGCAGGAAGTACATCAAGAATACAAAGAAGTCACAGCAAATAATGACAATACTGGAGAGGATGAAACAAAAATAAGATTAAATCAAATATTAACTGAAAACTCAAAATTAGACTCATGGCATGGAGATATAAGTTTAAAAATCGAAGGAGCAACATTAAAAAGTATAACATCAGATTCAGTAAAATTATATGAATTAGCACCATTCCCTTATGTAAAAGAGAAAGGTGACATGTTTATTCATGCTCCAATAACCTCAGCAGATTTCTATTATACTCACATGACAAATGACAATCCCAAATTAGAGCCTTTTGAAACTTCAGAACAATCCATTGAAGAGGTTTTAATCGGCTGCTGGAAAAAATTAAATGGTTCTGGTGATAATACGAATTGGTTAGAAAAATCAGAAGATATTGAAGTAGATTTAACTGAAGAAAATTTGGAGTTGAATGCTGGAGACTTTGTATATATCAAACTGCCCGATAGTATGGTGTTCAAGGCACAAATTACAGAGAAGAAGTATAATCCAAAAATCAAATCAGATTCCAAATTAAAAATTGGAAACGTTTCCAGGGAGGCAATTGTATGACTAAATTAACAAACGCTGAAAAAGATAAACTAGATAATACATGTGGAAACCTCCGAGTTACAAAGCTTGGAACACATGTAAAATCATTAGAAGACTTTGTGAACGAAGGAGCACTCGCTACAAGAGCAAATGATGTAACTTCTGCAATCAATGAATTATATGGAATGATTGCGAACAATGAATGTGCAGATATTCAAATACCTCCACCAGGATTTTTCACACTGTTTGGAAATGATGAAGACGGAAAACTCTATGTGTACTACAATGATGAGGAACATCCTCCAATATTCCATCATGTTGAAACACCTGGTGAACTGGAAGGAACATTATATCTTTATATTGCAGATCCAGAAGGTGAAAATCATTTTGAAATGGAAATCGGCCATTATATTGCAGTAAAACATCTGGATAATTATTACACAAAAGCAGAGATTGATGCAGGTTACGCCATAAAAAACCATGCAAGCACAGCTAATACCTATGGTCTTGGTTCAACTTCTAAATATGGGCATGTAAAAACAATAAATGGTTTAACTCAAGCAAGCCATGCAGATGGTCTTGCATTATCAGCATATCAAGGGAAAGTTTTGAAAACTGCTGTTGATGAAAAAGTAGTGACTGTTGAAAAGCAATCTTCAGCTGAACAGGGTTATGCTGCTACATATGTTGTAAAACAGAATGGGTCACAGGTTGGAGTTAAAATTAATATTCCTAAAGACTTTCTTGTGAAATCTACTTCAGTTAAAACGTGTACTACTGCAAATCAACCTGTAAATGGGTATGAAGTGGGTGACATATATATTGATTGGGTTGTTAATTCAAAAGATAATACTGCAACAGATGAACATCTCTATTTGCGTGCAAAAGACATAGGATCTTATCCTCCCGATGAAGTCACATTAACAATTGAAAATAATCAATTTAAAATCAAAAATGGTGGTGTTGGTTCTACTCAGCTTGCTAAAGACAGTGTAATCACGGATAAAATCAAAGATTCTAATGTCACTACTGCAAAAATTAAAGATGGAAATGTTACAACAGTAAAAATCAAAGATGATAATGTAACTACTCCAAAAATTAAAGATTCTAATATTACTACTGATAAAATTGCTGATGGTGCAGTTACAAATGATAAAGTAACTTCAATTACTAAAAATAAGATAAGTGATTTTAGTCACGCTCATGGAAACTTACAAAACGACGGTAAAGTAGGAACAAGTAATAATGAAAATAAAAATGTTGTAACTGATGGAAATGGAAAAATTACAACTGAAGCAAAACCAACAGTTCCAACAGCTAACAGTACTGCTTCTAATATTAAGATGGATGGTACTCAAAGTGCAGGTTCATTATCTACTTTTGCTAAAGCCGACCATGTCCACCCAACTGACACTAGTAGAGCATCTACTGACGTTGCTACTCAGTCTGCTAATGGTTTAATGAGTAGTTCAGATAAAACCAAATTAGATGGTATTGCAACTGGGGCAAATAAAACAACTATAGATTCTGCATTAAGCACAACTTCTACAAACCCTGTTCAAAATAAAGTCATCAAGGCAAAAATAGACACTTTAGCAACAAAAGAAGAAGTTGATGATATTATAGCAGGAGATATTGATTTAACAGGATATGTTAAAGATACAGATTCAAGATTGGCTGATGATAGAATTCCCAAAGTTATTGAAATTGATGGTACAGTAAATGAACCTTATGATTTGGATTTAGTATATGGCACTGGTTTCTACATTGGTAATCGTGGTGGAAACAAAACATCTTTACATACTCCAGATGATACTTATGGTTCAAGATATGTGTTACTTGTGCAGGCATTTGGTTTAAATACATATATTAAACAAGTGTTTACATTTCTTAACAATGGAAAAACTTATACAAGATTCAAAACAACTGGAAACTGGAGTTCATGGACTGAAATAAGTTATAATGGACATACTCATCATGACACAGATATTGATTGGGAAGGTGTCGCATTAGCAAATCAAGTAAGTCCATTAGATATGGCGATGTTCGAAGAATTAAGTGCAAATCGTCTGGCATTCTTAAGTGGAGATAATATTATTTTTGAATATTCAACAGATGGAGGTAGTACATGGACAGAAGGATATAATGATGCCGATGGAAAAACAAAAAAATTAAAACTTGTTACTACATCAGAACGTTTCAGTGGAGGTAATGGTGCTACAAAATCTGTGAATAATCAAGCAAGAATCACATTAAAAGCAGGCGAAGCAAATGTAGCAAGTAAAATTTACATGTACACAAGAAAACTTATGATTTACTTCTCAACAGCAGGAAGTAGGGGCTGTAAATGTAAAGTAGAAACTTCAACATACGGTACTCCTAGTGCTTGGACAACTATAGGTACTTACAATATTGATGGATATTCCGGATGGAATAGTATACCATTAGCACTCACACTGGGAGGATTTGCAAGTCAGACTAATGGTACAAGAATACAAAATATTAGACTTACATTTAGTTGTACCACTATAGGCAATTATAATTTTGAAATACAAAAAATAAGACTATTTGGTGAGACATGTTGGACATCTCCATCCACTATGGCGACTAATGGACATATGTATACTTTTGATGAAAATGGAGATGTTACATTCCCCGCAAAAATTATTAAATCTGGAGGAACATCCGCACAATTCTTAAAAGCTAATGGTGATATCGATTCAACCACCTATGTAAGTGGAGCAGGAACTGGATTAACCAAAGATGGGGTGAATTTAAAACATAGCAATTCTGTTACTGCTGATACAACAGGTAATTTTAAAAAGTTGACATATGATTCTCAAGGACATATAACTGGAACAGTAAATGTACAGGCATCTGATTTGCCAACCCATTCACATGGAGCATCTGATTTGCCGACATCATCCACAAGTGCAAAGGGTATTGTAAAATTAGTGAATGACTTGACTACTGGTGGAACTGACAAAGCATTAACCGCAGAACAAGGAAAAGTATTAAATGTTGCTTTAGGTGGAAAAATTGATACTGCCGGTACAAGTATGGAAAAAGATGGTACTACATTGGGTGTTAAAAGTAGTGGAATTACCGCAACACAATTAGCATCAAATGCAGTAACTACTGATAAAATTAATGTTAAAGCAGTTACTACTGCAAAAATAGATGATGGGGCAGTAACTGCAACACAATTAGAATCTACAGTACAAAAAAAATCCTTTGTCAGTTTGATTACTTTAGGTACTTCTGAGGGTACAGATAATATTGATAACTTATATGCAGCATCCGACCAAGGAAGATATTATTGTAAAGCAGGAAATATTGGTAATTTAGGAGGAACACTTCCGCCAGGTTGGACAACGGCATCAAATAAACACATGTTATTGCTTGTATATAATAATAATAGTAGTAAAACCATCCAAGAAGCATTTCAGATTAGTGCCAGCACTAATACAACTCTAAAACGATTTTGGAGAATGTATACTGATTATCCAACTTCAGTTAAATGGAGTGATTGGCAAGAAGTTTACACCGATAAAACCATTCCTTCTGCTTCAACAAGTCAAGCAGGAATTGTGGAATTGGTAAATGATGTAACTACTGGTGGAACAGACAAAGCACTGACCGCAGAACAAGGAAAAGTATTAAATACTGCTATATCTAATGCACGAGTGTTTAAAGCATATATTAGGTATAATAACAATACTGCTGAAGCACCTTCTGATTTAAGTAATATGTCAATGGTTCATGGTAATAAAATATATTTTGGATGTACTGACCAAAATAACGATTACTTGGAGGGTTATGTTTATGTTGACTTTAATGATGGTGCATCATTTACAAAATATACTTTATCGTACGGTTGGTATGCAATGACATTAAGTAATGCTGGTATATACAATATTAGAGTATATTTTGCTGATTCAGTTAATAGGATTGTTGCATCTGGAATGTGTCATGTAAATGTTAGTTAA